AAGACTAGTTATATGTTTGGTGATCATTTCTACAACGAACACACTCGTCGAGCCGTTTCGGTGTTCGGAACGTTGTTTAATAATTTGACCGTCGTAAAGCGTGACGGATCGGGTAATGCACTCCAGCAGATCAAGGTGCCCTTGTCGTACGGCCCTCGAGAAAAGTTTCTTGCACGTATTCGACAGGAGGCAAACCTCAGCGACCCTCGACTGGCGATTAAACTGCCTCGCATGTCGTTTCAGATCACCTCTCTTAGCTACGACGAGTCGACACGCCTTACTCGAGGCACCAAACTGAACGTGCCCGGAACATCTTCGACATCAAGAAGAACGATGTTCTATCCATCGACATATAATCTGTCGTTTGAACTTAGCATAATGTCAAAGCACACCGACGATGCTCTGCAGATTCTTGAACAAATACTTCCGTTCTTTCAACCTGAGTACAGTGTAACGGTTAACGAGGTAGAAAATAACTTTAAGTCGGACATGCCATTTGTTCTGACGGGTGTCGATCTGTCCGATGACTACGAGGGTGAGTTCGAGTCTCGTCGCTCTCTGATCTACACACTTACATTTGATACTCGTATTAAATACTATGGTCCGTTGTCAGATTCTGGGTCGGTGATTCGTTCGACGCAAACAAACATTTCCGATGTTGACATGACTTCATCAGGTCTTCCACTCGCATCGCAAGAAGTGACAATTGCTCCAACGGATGCTAACGAGGACGATGACTTTACGGTCAATGTTTCTTTTGATTCACGAACACCCGAACAGATTGAGCTGTTTTCCAATAATGTTTCAAATGGTCCGTTTATCGAATCAGAGTCGATTATAGGAACTACATCCGGAACGACTGCTGTGATATCCGAAGAACGAGCTGATTCTATACTTGTGGCTGTACCGGATGGTTTGTTTGAGGCCGGAGAAACCGTAACTGGTCAATCGTCGGGAGCGAACTTTACCGTCACTAATATCAATTCGATATGGAATACACTGTCATGAGTAATGAAGAAAACGAGATTCAAGACGACTATGATTACGCTCGCGCTCGATACTACAGTCTGACAGAAAAAGGCGATGAGGCGATCGATCTGATGCTCGACCTTGCACGTGAATCGGAGCATCCTCGCGCATTTGAGGTTCTCTCGAATATGCTGAAGCAGAACGCAGAGATCGCGGATCGTCTGATGGATCTGCAAAAGAAAAAGAAAGAGGTTCGTTTAACCGACAATCCTCAATTACCGAACTCCATGACTCAGAATAACGTCTATGTTGGTTCAACCACTGAACTTCAAAGAATGCTTCACGACCGAATGAATCAACAGAAGAACACCGATAACGAAGTAATCGATCAAGAAGACAGCGACGACGACGATTATCAACATAGCGAGGACTAATGAGCGATCAGCGAATGCAGAATCAGTCGCCGATTTCTTATCTTGGAAATGCGAATATAAAGAGAGATGGCGTCGAACAGCAGTGGACTCAAAAAGAGATCAACGAGTACGCTAAGTGTCTTAAGGATCCGGTCTACTTCGCAGAGAACTACGTGAAAGTTATTTCTCTTGATGACGGACTCGTGCCCTTTAAGTTGTATCCGTATCAAAAGGAGATGGTGAATCACTTTAACGACAATCGATTCACTATCGTTCTGGCGTGTCGACAGTCAGGCAAATCGATCACATCCTGCGCGTATCTTTTGTGGTACGCGATATTCTACCCAGAAAAAACCGTCGCAATTCTTGCGAATAAGGGTGCGACTGCAAAAGAAATGCTCGGGCGTATTACTCTGATGCTGGAGAATCTTCCATTCTTTCTTCAGCCTGGTTGTAAGGTTCTTAATAAAACATCAATCGAGTTCTCAAACAACTCAAAGATTATCTCATCGTCTACGTCATCGAGCTCGATTCGTGGTATGTCAGTGTCACTACTGTTTCTCGATGAGTTCGCATTTGTTCAGAACGACTCTGAGTTCTATACATCTACATATCCAGTTATCTCATCCGGTAAAGATACGAAAATCGTGATCACATCGACACCCAACGGAGTCGGTAACGTCTTTCACAAACTCTGGGAGGGTGCGGTTCAAAAGACGAATAACTTTTATCCGTTTACCGTCAACTGGTGGGATGTACCGGGTCGTGACGAGAAGTGGAAACAGGAGACGATCGCGAATACATCCGAACTGCAGTTCAAACAGGAGTATGATGTAGATTTTATAGGATCAGGAAATACGCTGATCTCTGGTAACACACTCTTAAGTCTGCAGGCCGAAAATCCGATCTACGAACAAGACGGTGTGAAGGTATACGAAAGGCCAAACTCTGAGTCCAACTATATGATGTTCGTCGACGTTGCAAAGGGTCGTGGACAAGACTACTCAACGTTCAATATCATTGACGTATCGACCAAACCGTTTCGACAGGTTGCGGTCTTTCGTGATAACATGATGTCACCTCTTCTTTTTCCCGACGTGATCTACAAATACGCAAAGACCTATAACGAGGCGTACGTCGTCGTCGAATCAAACGATGCGGGGCAGGTTGTCTGCAATGGTCTGTACTACGAACTTGAGTACGAGAATGTGTTTGTAGAGTCTGTGGTCAAATCTGGGTCGATCGGTGTGACGATGACACGCAAAGTCAAGCGCATCGGCACGTCGACACTGAAGGATCTTATCGAACAAAGTCAGCTTATAATTCGTGATGCGAATACAATCCTTGAGCTATCGACTTTCGTTGCAAAGGGATCATCTTTTGAAGCCTCGAACGGGAATCACGATGATCTGGTAATGAATCTGGTTCTATTCGGTTGGTTCACAAGTACACCACTGTTCGTTGACTATACCGACGTCGATGTAAAGAAGATGATGTATGAGGAACAAATGAGAATGATCGAAGACGATATGTTACCGTTCGGTGAGATCGACAACGGTCTCGATAAAAATATAGAAATCGTCGACGGAGACGTCTGGGCGCAGAGCGATGATACCAATTTTGGAACATTTTTCTGAGAAATCACATTATTTATAAATACTATCAATGAAGATAGTCGTATTATGATACCACATATAAGTTTCAATGAATAAAGAGGAATAAGCACATGGCTTTTCAGGTCTCTCCAGGCGTAGAAGTCAAAGAGATCGATCTTACCAATGTTGTTCCGGCCGTTTCAACATCGATCGGTGCGATCGCAGGCGCCTTTGCCTGGGGTCCCGTCGACCAGATTGTTCAGGTTGGATCAGAGAATCAGTTGGTAGAGCGTTTCTTTGAGCCGAACGATACAACTTTTAAATACTTTATGCCGGCGGCGCAGTTCTTGCAGTACGCGAACGATCTTCGCGTCGTTCGTTCGTCAGTAAGTGGTCAGTTTAACGCAAACGCTGATGGATCCGGCACTCTAGTAAAGAACGAAGAAGATTTTGAATCACAGGCATTTACTAGTGGTGATGAATTCATTGCTAAGTATCCAGGAAATCTTGGTAATTCAATCGGAGTATATGTAATTACTAACTCCGTCTCCTTTCAATCATCAATGTTTTCCGATCTTTTTGACTTTGCTCCTAGTACTACTGACTACGCCCAAGGTCATGGTGTAGAAAACGACGAGCTTCACATCGTCGTAGTCGATGAAACTGGCGAAATCTCTGGAACTACCGGAGAAGTTCTTGAAGCTTTTTCTGGACTCTCTCAGGCACCTGATGCTAAGAAAGGAAACGGTACAACTAATTATTACATTGACGTAATTAACAGTCAGTCTGAGTATGTTTGGATTGGTACGGCTGATACGTCTTTACCCGAGTCAGGTGTTAAGACAAGTGATACTGATAACTTAGTTGAAACATCAAGCGGTTTTGAGTATACAACAACTGATACGGTTCTTGACTATGTTCTTTCTGGTGGGTCAGATGGAACAACAAACAATCCTTCGGTTGGTGATCTTCAGACAGCATATGAGCTCTTTAACGATGCCGAAACGGTCGATGTAAATCTCATCATCGGTGTTCCCGCACCAGAGGGTGACGACGTCACTCTTGCAACGAATCTTATTTCAATTGCGGAAAATCGCCGTGATGTAGTTGTGTTTGTTTCTCCTGCCATCTCGCGTACAGTGAACAACGTTGACGCCGTTACTGACGTCATCGAGTGGGCAGATCAGTTGCCGTCGAGTTCCTTTGCGGTATTTGATTCTGGGGCAGAATACACTTACGACAAGTACAACGATACATTTAGATTCATTAACGCTGCCGGAGACGTTGCCGGTCTTTGCGCCTTCACCGACAATGTTGCCGATGCTTGGTTTTCACCGGCGGGCTTCAATCGTGGTCAGGTTCGCGGCGTGACCAAACTTGCGTTTAATCCGCGTAAGAACGAGCGTGATTCACTGTACAAGGCTCGTATCAATCCGATCGTTTCGTTTCCTGGTCAAGGAACGGTTCTATTCGGTGATAAGACTGCGCTATCACGTCCTTCGGCTTTCGATCGCATCAACGTTCGTAGGCTGTTTATTGCTCTTGAAAAGGCAATTGCGACTGCGGCTAAGTTCCAGCTGTTTGAGCTGAACGACGAGTTCACACGAGCTCAGTTCCGTAACTTGGTCGAGCCTTTCTTGCGCGACGTTCAGGGTCGCCGCGGTATTACCGACTTTGCTGTTATCTGTGATGACACAAACAACACACCGCAGGTTATCGATACAAACCGATTCGTTGCTGACATATTTGTACAGCCGGCTCGTTCCATTAACTTTATCACATTGAACTTCATCGCCACAAGAACTGGTGTTGAGTTTAGTGAGATTGCCGGTCAGTAAGGAGTAAATAGAGATGGCAATTCTTGGAGTAGACGACTTTAAGTCGAAACTGGTTGGAGGCGGTGCACGTTCCAACCTGTTCAAGGCTACGGTCAATTATCCTGGGTACGCCGCCGGTGATGTCGAGCTGACGTCTTTCATGTGTAAGTCGGCGCAGATGCCGGCCTCCACGATCGAAACGATCACGGTTCCTTTCCGTGGTCGTCAGCTGCAGATTGCTGGTGATCGTACCTTTGAGCCGTGGACAATCACAATCATCAACGACACCGACTTCGCGATTCGAAACGCCTTTGAGCGTTGGATGAACGGAATCAACGGTCATTCCGAAAACAGTGGTCTAACGAATCCGACTGACTACAAAGCGGATATGATTATCGAACAGCTCGATAAGTCGGGTGTTGCGGTTAAGCGTTATGATTTCCGTGGAACATTCCCTACGTCAGTCAGCGCGATCGACGTTTCGTATGATACGGAAAACGAGATCGAGGAGTTCGAGGTTGAACTTCAGGTTGACTATTGGGAGTCGGGAACGACTACCTAAGGCTATAATAAATAATTGAGACAGATCGAAGGGGGAACTCGTGTTCCCCCTGACGTCTTATTTTTGTAACTGGAGTAAAGAATGGCTGAAAACGACGGACAAGGTGGTGGGTTCTCTCTTTTTGGCTTTGAGGTTAAACGTAAATCTCAGAGTGAAAAGGAAGACGCAAATAAATTATCGTTTGTCGCTCCTACTGCAGAGGACGGCACAGGTCAAGTAATCAATGCCGGTGGATACTACGGGTCGTACGTCGATATGGATGGTGGTGCATCCTCTTCTGATACCGATCTTGTTTATAAGTATCGCGATCTAGCTCAGAATTCAGAGTGCGACTCCGCGGTCGAGGATATCGTTAACGAAGCGATCGTTTCCGACGACTCGTCTGCACCCGTTCAGATTAATCTCGACGATCTCGATGAAGAGACAGTATCCGACAAGATCAAGGATGTGATCTACGAGGAGTTCAATAACGTCGTCGAGCTCTTAGACTTTAATTTTAGAGGACATGACATCTTTCGTCGGTGGTACATCGACGGTAAGATCTACTATCATAAGATCGTTGATCCTAAGAATCCTAAGAAAGGTATTCTTGAGGTTCGCTACATTGATCCGACCAAGATTCGTAAGGTGCGTGAGGTCAAGGAGGAGTACGACGAAAAGACTCGTACAAAGATGGTCAAAGGAGTCAACGAGTACTTCGTCTATCAGAATAAGACACTGACACAGATGTCACAGGGTCTTAAGATCTCACCCGATGCGATTACATATGTAACATCTGGTGTTACAGACTCATCGCGTAAGCGTGTTCTTTCATATCTTCATAAAGCACTAAAACCAGTGAATCAGCTTCGTATGATGGAAGATTCACTGGTCATCTATCGACTGTCGCGTGCTCCGGAACGTCGTATCTTCTATATCGACGTCGGTAACCTTCCGAAAGGTA